TTGAGTGTGTTGATGAACTCATTGGCCGACGCCGTGAGCTCCTTCAGCTTTTGGTTGCCGGCGTCGAATCCCTTGCTGTCAAGTTCGCTGCCGATCCGGATCTTGATGAAATTGTCGGGCATAAAAAATCAGCGCAATTTTTTGTCGTGCAGCGCGGCCTCGAATTTCAGTTCCTGCTCGCGGCGCCTGGAGATGAGCTCGATGAGCGAAGCGGCATCGACGATCGGAATCCGCGCCGCTTCCTCGGGCGTGCAGCGGTTCTGCACGGCCAGTTCAAAAGTCATTTCGTCGAGCTGCGCGATTAGTTCCGCGCGGGATCGGCGACGGCTTTTTTTTTAAGCATCCGCTGCAGCGCGATCATGTCGTTTGGATCGTAACCGTGGACGTGCGCGAACACCGCCTGCAGGATCTCGCGGCCTTCATCGAGCGTGAGCTCATCCACCGGGAACGCGCCGGCGACGATAATGCGCAGTTGCGCGACGATCCGCGTAAGCGTTTCCGCCGGCGTTTCGTTTTGGTCCGCGTCCGGATCCAGCTCGATGACGGCCGTGATCTGCGCGATCGACGGCGGCGGCAGCATGAACGTGCGGCCGTCCGAAAGCTCGAATTGGAGTTCGCGTGCGCGGCGGAGTTTCATCGGTCGATGCGGACAAATCCCGTTTGGGTCGCGCTGGTGTCGTTCCAAATGGCGCAGCCGTAGCTCACGCCGTCGCTTGAACCTTCATAAACGAATACGCGATCGGCATCGGCGCTGGTGCTCAGCGCGCCGGGGCCGGAGACGGTGACGGCGCTGCTGGTGCCATTCACCACGATCGTGTTTCCGGTCGTAAACCATTTTGTGCCGGTGATCCACCGGAAACCGGGATTGGTCGTAGTTTGATTGGAGCTCACGATCGCGCTGGCACCCGAGCCATCGGTGAGCGTGTCGCCGGCGGAGAGCGTGAGTGTGCCGCTCAGTGAAATATACGGAGCGGACTGATAAATCGTCGTCTTGGTCCCGACGTTTCCATTCACGCCATTCGCCCAAAATTTCGAGGAGTCTCCACCTGCGCGGTAGAAGAACAACTCGCAATACTGCTCGCTACTGCGCGTGATCAGCTCGAGCTTTCCGTCTCGGTTCGAATTAATCGAAAACAATGGGTCGAGCATCACGCTTCCGCGCGAAGCGACAGTCCACGACCATTCGCCGCGGTAGCGAGTGTTGGAATTTATCGTGGTGCCTGTGAGGAGAACGCCGGTTGTCGAGCTCGTGACCGTCGACACACCGCCGCACATCACCGGATCGTAAAGTAACCGCGAATCATTGCCAGCCGCCGCGGTGGTCGACGTCGTGCCGAGTGAAACATTGAGAGTAATCGTCCCGCCGCTGGTGGAGCTGGTCATTGCGGTTCCGGGCGCCGCGGTAATCACGCTGCCGCCGAGCGCGATCGAGGTTCCGTTGATGGTGATCGTCGAGTTCGTCAAAGACGAATTACCGATGTTCGAGAGCGTGTTGCTCGATCCGCTAATCGTCTTGTTCGTGAAAGTTTGGAGAGTGCCTAGGTCGGCAATCGTTCCACTCGGCACGGTCTTGGTTCCCCAGGAATCGATGGTGCTTCCGTTGGTCAACCCCAATCCCGCCGCCGTGGTGGGAAGCACGAGATTTGGGATCGTGGTGCTGTGGCCGGCGTCGCCGATCGTGTAGCCGTTGAGATCGACGCGCATCGGGACCTGCGCGCTGGCAAGCCCGGTAAAAATAAAGAAAAAGGAAAGCAGCTTTTTCATAAATCAAAACCCCTTGTTGAACAGCGTCATGCCGTAGATTGTGCAATCTGCATTCGCAAAGGGATTAGATAAGACATTCGTCTTCACGGTGATTGTTGAGGGAAAGCTCGTTGGTAGTGAGCCGCCGAGTGGCATGGTCAAAAAGGACTGCGGCGCGCCGAAGAAATCGCCACCGGCGCGTTGCTGCCCAATACGGACCTCCATCCCAACGCCGAGGTCGAGCGCGAGCTGAATTTTTATATTTTGATATGAAGTTGAGCCGCCGCCCCATGTGATCGGGGCTGAGGTTCCAGTGAGTGTGGTTCCGTTCGCGGTTTGCAGCGTGACATCCGAACTCGACAGGATGACTGCGAGGCCGGACTCGGAACTAACCAGTCCCGCCGTGCTTCCCGAAACCAACCCGCCCCCTATCGCAAAAGTGTATCTGCGTGGACTGTCGGGGCTGACGGCTACATTCCACTCGAACATATAGCTTGAAAGACTGTTATCAATGTTTCCACCATCAACGCCGCCGCCGTAGAACTGATAAATGGGCCAGGTCAAGGCCGCATAGCCGGAAGCCGCGGCACCGGCCTCGGCGCGAAGGGTCATGCCGCCATTGATCTGATTCGAGATAATGAAATGCGTGCCGGAAACCGTCGCGCTGCCGCTTTCGAGCGGGATGGCTGTGCTGTGATTTGTTCCCGCGAAAATGCGATTGTCGTTGATCGTCGCCATCGGATAGGTCGCGCGCACCGTGCCGTCGCCGTTAATGGATTGCACCGGCCCCTCGCTTTGCTGGTCGAGCTGGATGTAAGCGAGCGCGTCATCCGCCGGGTAGTAATCTGCGCGAGCGGTATGCTGCGCGAGATAGTAACTGCCGCCGGGAAAATGGCATTGGTGCATCGCGATCGGGTTCGTGCCGTAGGAGCGAACGAGAACCGTGCCCGTCGTAATGCCGCCGTTGAAATAACAGCCGTTCAAGGTGATGCCAGACGCGCCGCCGCCGCCGCTGCCGGTGATGATCGGCGACACCTGTGGATTTTCAATAAAGACGCCCTCCAGTAACAACGGCTGGCCGGCATTAAAAATCCCGCCGCACGAATCGAGTTGTCCGCCGCTCCAGACCACCATCCCCTGTCCGCTGGTTACGTAAAGGCCATAGCCCGCCTGGTTGCCGGTCGGGAATCCATAGCCGCCGAGGTTCGTGTTTTCGAGCCGCAGATTCATCGGCCAATCCGAATAGCAGCTCGCGTTGCGCGCGCCATCGAGCTGGCTGTGATTCACCTGCGCGTTGAGAACACAGCGCGTGTTCAGGTCGTTGTAGAATCCGTTGATCCACATGTGATCGAGCACGAGGTCGCTGCCGCCTTCGGCCATGCCTTGAGTCCCCGGAGGGGAATTGGAAGTGCCGGTCGTGTTGATCGCGCGAATGCCGTCGCGCGAGTTAGTGTTCGTAGTGAGCAGCGCGAAACTGTCGAAGCGGTTGCCGAGCGTGATGTCCACGTTCATCGCGTCGGACGTGCCGGTGTAGCACAGCGCGGTGCCCATCAAATGGCCTTTCCACGGCGTTGGCGCTTCGGTTGAGCCAAGCGATTGCCCGCGAATCGCGATGCCCGGCGGCACCTGAAGCGTCGTGCCAAAGCTGAATCGCCGGTAGATGGTCACGCGTCCATTGGTGATGGTCGCATTCGCCGGCGTCGAGAGCGTCGCCTGGCTGCCGCTTGTGACGGCGGTAATGTAAACACCATTATTGCCGGCGCTGATCCCGCCGCCGTAAACGCTGCTTCCGCTCACGTAAATCCCCACGTCGCTCGCCACAAAATTCGCCTGTGCCGAAATCAGCGTGCTCGAACCGCTCACCAGCCGCGCATCGGTGATCGTCGTCGCGCTCGGCTGAATGATCAGCTCGCCGGAATTGGTCAACGCCGCGGCATAGAGCATCGCCTGTAATGCTGTGCTGTTGTCGGTGGTGCCGGTCGCGAGCGTGTAGCTGTTTGAATAAACTGAGTCGTCGAGGTATGAAGCCGGCGTGAGGCCGAATAAGGTTCGCCCTGCCGCCGCGTCGGAGAGCGTTAATGCACTGCGTCCGAAGCTTGTGGTCGTGAGCGCGGCGATCGCGGTTAAATCGCTGTCGAGCGGCTGATAGATCGACGCGAGCCCGAGCCGCGTCATGAACGTGCCGGCGTCAACCGGTTGAAACTTGCCGCTCGAGTCCGTCGTCAAAAACGCGCCGAATCCATTCGTGCCGCTGGTCAGGTTCGACGTGCTGATTGCGACTTGTGCATGCGCGCCGAGTGCGAGCAGTAAAAAAAGAAGTGTTAAACAACGGGATTTCATGCGGGTGCGGTGATCAATTTTGCGTTGAGGTAGCCGCCGGCCGTGCCGCTGCCGATGGTCTTGATTTTCGCGCGGACGATGCCGGCGGCGGCGAGCGCGATCGGCGCGCCGAAAATGGTTTCCTGGTCCTTGTTGCCGGCGGTGAGTGTCGCAGTCGTGCCGGCGATCTCCGCATTCGCGCCGTCGACCAGGCAAAGCGTGAGATTGGATCCGACTGGCGCGATCTGCGCCGAGAGCTCGACGCCGTAAATCGCGATGCCGACTTTTGCTTTAAAGAAATCGAACACCTGGTTCGCGACCGCGTCGCCGAAAAACACCAGCGGCACATAGTCGCGCTGGATGAAGCGCGCATCGGACTCGAGCTTGGAATAGCTCGTGTAATCGGGCGCCTCCGGATCGCCCGCGTCGCCGATGCCGGGATCCTTGAATGCCGCGTTGCCGGTTGCGATCGGCACCTCGCTGCCGTCGCCGAGCTGCAGCGCGATCGCGAGGTAAAGCGACTTGTTGGCCGCGAGCGCAAAATTCATGTCGTCGTTACTGAAATGAAACGAGAAATGCTGTGCGGTGTCCGCGGACCATTGGTCAAAGGTAAGCGCGCCATTCATCGCCGCGGCCACAACGACCTGGTTGAGTTTTACCGTGCCGCTCGCGCTTTCTTCGCGGCCGATGATTTCCGCGCTCACGACATTCGAAATGTCGTCGATGAAATTTGCCGACTTCGACGGGTCCGCCTTGAACACCGCACACTGCACGGAAAGTGCAGCGCTTTTCCACAAACTCAGCGCAGTGCCGCTCAGCTTGTTGATGACGGCGTCGCGCGAGCTTTGGTTACAGGCGATCCGGACGATGGAAGCGGTGAGCTGGCTCATATCAGTTGACCTGCAAATTCGCCTGCCCGGCGGTGAGTTGATAACTGATCACCGTGCTGGCTCCGGAGAACGTCATGTTCCAACTCGAAAGCGCGACGGCCGTGAAATAAACGACGCCGGTGGTGCCGCCGTCCGGATCCGAGCATGTGAGCTCGAGCCGGCCGATTTGATTTACGATCGCAATCAAGTGCTGAAAAATAAACAGCTCCGCCGCGCCAGTGTTTGCATGCTCGCGCGAGATGGAAAAGCTGATCGTGTTCGCCTGGTTCTGCGAGAGCGTCGGCACCGCCTCCGCGCTGCGAATCGCCCGCGAGATCTCGACCTCCGAGCGCCCGTTGAGGCGAAAGTCGCCGGGCTGCTCCTCCGGCTTGTCGCCGGTGAGCTGGACGCCGTTGAGGACGATCTTCATTCACGGCACGCGGTGTTAAACAGTCGCGAGCGTGAAGAGGCTCTGCAGGGTGCCTGAAGAGCTTTTGCGCAGCGCCATTAAAGTGACCTCGGTAATGCGACCATCCTTGCCGAATGCAAGGCCGCCCTTTGTCGGCGCGGCGAGCGGAATCGTGAGTTTCGGCATGCCGGCGGCACTGCCGGTGACGGTGAGTTGATCACCGCGGCCGCTCAGCGATTTGCCGCGGACCACGCTCGCGCCTTCCATCGGGAACATCGTGCGATAGTTCGCGATCGTGAGGTTGAGCGGGCGAAACTTGATCGTCGCCGTGACATCAGTGATCCGGAAATTCACCGTGCCACCGCGGCTGGTTTTTACCGGCTCGAGCGAAACCTGCGGCTCGAAGACGATGCCGCTATCGTCCGTCTCGATGACATCGAACGGAGCCGCCGGCGCCGAGCCCCAGGCGAGCGTGTAACGGTCCGTGAGGATGTCGAGCGGACTGAGTGCCGGCTCGGAGTAGGCGGAGTCTGCGACCGTAAAAAAGTCGCCGGCAGTGCCACCGCTCGCGCCGTTCTTGACCAGGCACGTGATCTCCGCGGGACCGAACATGGTTTTGTTCGGCGCGAAGGTAATTGACGGCATCTTCGTCAGGCGCGCCGCCGAGTAGGTGATCGATTGCCCGGCGTCGTTGGTCCCACCGGTCATCGTCTGGATCACGGCCGTCTTGTCGGTGCTCGGGAAAATGAGCGAGCCGATCATCGACGGCGTGTAGGGAAACAGTTTCGTAAAGAGCGTCGCGATCGATGCGCCGAACGCGAGCGGCTTGAAATTGATCCTGCCGATCAGATCCTCTGCGCGCTCGTCCACCGGGCCCTGCAGGTTGGTCTTGATCTGAAATTGCGTCGGCTCATCGGGTGCGGTCCAGTCCTCCTCCATTTGGAGGGTGATGCCGTCGTGCGTGAGTGTGGCGGGTCCGCCTGGTAAAAGTGCTCGGTCCATAAATTAGTGTTGAACGGTTGTCGGGACAGCCGGTTTCGGCGTCGCGGGCGCGGCGGATTTTTTCTCATCCGCGGCGATTTGTTTCTCGGCTGCCTCGAGCGATTCCCTCCAGCTCGGCTTTTTCTTCAATTCCGGATCGTTGAAGGCGGCGTCGTGCAGTTTCGAGGCGAGCTCGTGAATCTTCGTTTCACGCGCGACGATTTCCTCGGTGGTGGGTGGTTTTGTTTCGGCCATATTTGTTTGTTTAAACTGCGGTTTATTGCGCCGGCTGGATCGCCAGCTTGGTGGTAAAGTGCACGTCCCATCCGCTGTAGTTGCCTTCCTTGTCGGCGGATTCTTCGTCGATTTTGCCGACCAGATTCAGTTCCATCATCCCGCCCTCATCGGGCACGAGCTGATGGCAAAAACTGTGTGGCGGTTTCCAGAGCTGCAGGGCGGCTTGCGCGCGCGTGGCGAGCAGGCATGCGCTCTTTCCAGTCTTGTTAAACAACGTGTCCTCGATCGTGCGGACCACCACTTTCACCGGGTCGAGAAAAGGCCGCGTCGTCTGGTAGGCTTTCGGGATCGCGGACGGGATGAACACGACGACGCACACGCCTTTCAACTGCGCGAGATTGGTCACGATCGCGTTTTGCAGATTGCCGACTTTGCGTGTCAGCACATCGATGCCGTTAAAATCGGCAAGACCAGAAAGCCGCTCGGCGATCGACTCGCGCAACACCTCGATCTCGCAAAGCGTGTCGCTCATAATCCATCCTGCTCACAGCGCTGGTCGCGCCGCTGGCGTCCGCTAATGCTCGGGCTCGGTGTCGCTGGCTGATCGGCGGCCGGCGCGGCATCGGGCACGATTCGAAAATTGCCTTTTGCCACATCGCGCAACAGCGCGAGCGCGTTCTCCGCGGCTTTCTCCCGCTGCGGTGTGATCAGCCGCTTGCTCGGGATTTGCTCGAGGAAGTTCAGCCGCGCGATCGCGGCCGCGGCGGGTTTGAGCTCGCTTGGGATGGTGCCCTCGGGACCGAGCGGATTTTGCGCGGCGACATAGCCGCGCACCTCATTGGTGACACTCGCGCAAATCGCCTCGAGCGATTGCGCGTTGGCGACATTCGCGAGGACGAGCTGCTCTTCCTCGGCACTGATACCGATGTCGGAAGTGAGAAGCGTGATCCACATGGCTGTTTAACAAGAGGGAGCGCGACGGGCGACTTGCGGCACCCGGCGCGCTGTTCCCCTCACATGACGAAGACTGTCAAAGAACGGCGGCAGCGACTAAGCGTCGGTGACGTTGTAAAGTTTTCCGGCGGCGGAGTTCGTCACTTCCGGCACGGCATACCAGTCGAACTTGATGACATTGCCGCGCTGGTCGGTGGTCGGATAACTGCCGGGCACCATGAAGCGGCCGCGGGGCGCAAACGTCTTCATGAAGCTCGGGTCCAGCCGCGTCGGGTTCGGCTTGCCGGCGAAAACGATCACGTTCGAGTCGAGCACGAAATTGATGTCCTCATCGAGGCCCTCCGCGGCGTCGTCATAAACGCTGTAGGTGGTCTTGCACTCCGGCTCGGTGAGCAGGAGCGAGCTCGCCATGTCGAGCGAGACCTGCGGGTTTGTGCCGCCCTTCGGGTTGCTGATGAACTTCTTCGTCACCAGCGGATGATTCTTGAAAATCAGCCAGGCGGTCGCGCCGAACAAAATCCGGATGTTCATCATCGAGCCGCTCTTCGCCGCCTTGAGCACATTGAGGATCGCCTCGTCGAGAAACTTGATCGGGTCGACGTTGTCAGTCCAGGCCGCGGCGGTGCCTGCACCGAGTGCGCCGAGCGCAGCGTCGACGACTTCTTTTTCCCATGAGAGCGCGCCGACTTCCGCGGTCATGTCCGCGGCTTCCTTCGCGATGTTCTCGAGATCCTCGGATTCGACCGCGAGCAAATTGTCGATCGGGAAATCGAGCGCGTGCGGCGTCGCCTGGTAAAGCGCGTCACTCGCGCTGAAGCCGATCTTCGTCGCCTCGCCGCCAAAGGCGCGGACGGTGCGCGGAATGCGAAAACGGTTTTTCTGGTCGTATTTTTTGTAACGACCAACGCCGGTGCCGACCGGCACATTCGGCGCGAGGAAGCTTGCGACCTCGAGCATTTTCGTCGCGTCCTGCGCGGCGCCTTGCGCGTAGTCGCGCAGCATCGGCGAAGAGGCGACGGCGGCGAGTTCCTCGCTGGTCGCGCATATCACGAAACCGTTGCGGACCATGCCGCGAAAGATGAGGGCGCCGAGCGCCTGCCACAGCGAGCGGCAGAGAGCGGCGACGGCTAAAAGGATTTGAATCAGGGTGAATTTCATATTTTTGAGCTGCTGGATTTTTGGTGTGTGTCTGTTTTACAGAGTGTTTTTTGAGGACGGCTTGACTACTGCGAGTAACGCCATTGCACGACGCGGGCGTCGGAGCCGCTGGTCGAGGCGATCGTAAAGCTGGTGCCGGCGCTGATGGTCACGCCGAGATTGCCGGCGTTCGTGACGCCGACCGGTGTGAGCGAGAAGATCGCGCCCGCGCCGACGTTCGCATCGGTGACCGTGACAGTGCCTCCGGAGAGTGTCGCCGTGCCGCTGCGCGTGAGGCTGTAGCCGGTGCCGGCTGTGCCGGTCTTGATCACACCGGTGACAGTGGCGGTGCCGCTGATCGTGGTCGCGCCGCTCAGCGTTTCGCCGGGAAGCGTGAGGCCGCTCGGGGCGGTGGTGCCGATCGTGATCGTGCCGCTGCCGCTGGTGAACACGAGCGCGTTGTTTGCGGTCGGGACTGCGACCCACTGCGCGCCGGTGATAGGCGGAAGCTTGACGGCGTTGGTTCCGGTGCGGATGAGCTCGAGGACGTCGCCCGCGACTTGCGCGTGCGCGACCGGCTGTGGCGCCGCGGCAAAGGCCGCGACGGCGAGAAGTGCGAGAATGATTTTTTTCATTTTATGGATGTGTCTGTTTTTTTGGGTGAGCGTTTTTCGGATTAAGCCTGCGCCTCGACTGTGACCAGGCGCGGGAACGGGCGGATCAACACGAGCTGCCCGTCGACAAATTTTTCCTCGGCGATGCCGGGCGAGAAATAGACGCCGGCGGTTGCACCGATCGCCTCGGCTTTGCCGGCATGGGCGCCGGCGGCCGCGGCGGGATCGGAAAGGACGAGAACGTCGCCGGCATTGCCTGCGCCCTTCGCTCGCACGCGCGTGTTTTGCGCGGGATCGAGCGGGATCGCTTTGCCGACGCCGGCATCGTCGAGCACGAAAAGTGTGATGTCATTGACGGCGGCGGGCAGCGCGACTTGTGTCAGGCCATCGCCGTTGTGAGTGAGCTTGAGCAGCCGGCCGTCAAGCCCGGTGAGGTCCGCGGCCATCGCGAAATTGAGCGGGCCACGTTGTGTGTTGGATTGGGTTTTTAACATGCGATTTTATTTGGTGGTTTTGATTTCTTTTTCGGCCTGCGACCAGGCTTCCTGGAAAGTGAGTTTGCCGCCTTTTTTCTCCGCCTCCGCCTGCAGCTCCTTCGCGCGCTTCGAGACCTTGACCGCCATTTCCTCGTCCGTGAGTTTTGGCTCGCCCGCGCCTTTTTTCTTCGAGGGATCGTGCATCGCCTCGGGTGGCGTCTTCTTCTCCGCTTTGCCTTGCCCCGCGGCGTCTGCCTCCGGCTTTTTCAAGCCGTTGAGGATCGCGATGCCGGCCTCCTTGTCATTGAGCAGGATGTTGCGGATCGCGGCTTTCGAGGCGTCGTCACTAAACGCGCCCTCGTAAACTTTCAAAATTTCATCGGCATCGGCTTCCTGCTTTTGCCGGTAGATGCGCTGCTGCTCGTCGGCGAGTTCCTGGTATTTGCGGTTGATCTCGTCGAGCTGCGCCTGCAGTTGATCCGCGGTCGAAGCTTTCGTCTGCAGTTCGCTCACTCCGCCGAGCACGCCCTGGACTTCCGGAATTTTCGCGGTGATCTCCGCGTCTGTCGCCGTCGCCGGGTCGAGCCCGAGCAACGCGCAAAGCTGCGCCTTGTAATCGAGCTCCGTCGTTTCCTCCGCGGCATTGGCGGTAGCGGCCGCCGCGTCATCAGCAGCGGCGAGGAAGATCATGGAGTCGAAAGGGCGAAGTGTTCGCAACATTGGCGGCGAAACTAGATGCGTTCCACGCCCCCGGATAGATCACCAACCACACCACCCACACCATCCACGGAATGTTTACACCGCGTGAATCGCGACCGATTTTAAATCGATTTTATTTCGATTTTTCCCGCGCTGCGCGTGCCTTTGCGGCGGGTTATTGATTATTTAACGTCCGCGCGAGATGCTTCTCCGCGGTGTCCATCACGCCGGCGCTCAACTGTGCGGCCGGCGGCAGCGCGAGCGGCTCGGGATCCTGGTCGATGTGTTTGCTCAGCGCATAAACGGGCACGAGTTTTCCGTGCTCCGAGTAAGCGAGAATTTTCAATCCGCGCGGACGGAAAAGCTTGATGCCGGTTTCCTGCTCGAACACGGAAACGCGCCGTCCGTGTGCGCGCGGGTCGATCGGGATCGTGAGCCAGTTCGCGTTCTTCGGCACGAGCGGACCGCCGAAAAGTTTTTGCGCAAAGGCGAGGTGCGCGATCGTCACCGTCGCGCCGGCGGGATCGACCACCGGGTTTTGCGTGGCGTTGCGGACATCGAGCCAAAAATGAGTGCGCTTGCCGCCGAGCACGTTTGGCTGCTTCGCGTCAAGGTCCTTGAAATGCTTCCGCAGATCCTCTGTAACACGTCTGCCGGTGTCCTTGTAAAGTGCGACGGGATTCGCGAGCTGCGCGGCGATTTCCTTTAAGCGCGCGCCGGCGGGCGCATCGATCTGGAGCGTGCCTTTGATCATTGCGCTTTAGCGCGCGAGTGGTTTCAGCGACGAGTTGAATTTCTGCTGCAGGTGCTCGCGCTGCCGCTCGAGCTGCGCGCGTTCCGCCGGCGACATCGCTGCTTCCGCGGCGCGTGCATCCGCGAGCTTTTGATCAGCTCGCGCGAAGGCTTCGCGGGCGCGTTGTTTGTCGGTGGCGGTTTGCATCAAATTTCGTCGAGAACAATATGAGTCTCGTCGCCGATCTCGTCGAAATCAAGCACTCTGAATTTGGTCCCCGCCTTGAAGAGCACTTCATCCTCGCCCTCGGCGGATGAATAGGGATCGACAAATTTTCCGTGCTTCGAAAAAATCACGTAGCGCACCGGTCCGTTAAACGCCTTCTCCGGATCCGTGGACGTCGAGGTGAATGCGTCCTCGGTGATTTCGCCGCCGACGTTGTCGCGATATTTGCTGAGGTCGTAGGTGTCGTCGGTGCCGCGGTAAACCTCGCCCTGGTGATCCGGCAGCTTGTCGAGAAAATCGTTGAGCCGGTCGCGCCGGCGCTGCACCCGCGGCGATTCGTCGCCGTCGCGCAGCTCTTCGTTAATCTGCTGGAAACCGCTGCCGGTGTAATCCTCGACCGCGAGCGCGGCCTGTTCGGCGAGCGGACGCCAGCGCACGGTGTCGCCGTCGATGTCGATTTGATCGTGCTGGAAAAAGCCGAGCAACGCGCGGCGCATTTTGTCGTCGAGGCTCGCGACGCTCGCGGCGAGCTCGTCGTTGATCTTGTCGACGTGCGGTTTGATTTTTTCGCCCGGCAACAACACGCCGAGTTTTTCCGCTTCTTCGCGATCGATCTCCTCGAGGCCCATGCCGGAATTGAAATCGAACGGCGGGTAAGGCGTGCCGAAACGGGAGATCTTCGTCCAGATCGGATCGGTCTTGAGCGCGATCATGCGGCCGCCGTGAAATTCGCCGCCGGCTGCGCGCCAGCGTTCCTTCCAGTTGCGCGGTTTTTTACGGGCCTTCACGCGCACGAGCTCCTGCGCCGGCCACGCGTTAAGGATGTCGGGATCCTGCCCCTGCAGCCAATAGGCTTTGCCTTGCGCGAGGCCGATCTGTGTTTCGTAGATGAGCCCGAGCCGCGCCTCCGCGGTCGGATCCAAAAGGCCGCCCTGCTTTTCCGGTTCCGCCGGCTTGAGTCCTTCCGCGAGCGAAAACTTTTGCAGGTCCGCGATGAATTTTGAGCGGTCGAATTTGTAGGCGCCGGTTTCCGGGTCGCGCGCCTGGTTTAAAATATCGAGCAGCACATTTTGCCCGCGCTGGAGCACGCGCACGCTCTCGACGCCGGCGGAAAAAAACGCCTGGTCGCGCAACGCCGCCGGCATTTGCTGCCATTCCGCGGTGCGGAGCATCGAGCCGATCGGCGTCTTTTGTGAAAGCTGCGCGACGGCGTCGGCCAGCGGCTGCGGTTTTTCGAAATCAAACATAGAAAAAGCCGCTTTACCGGAAAGCGCGGGCAAAGTTCCGGAGCCGGATGTTGATGGAAAAAAGATTACGATTCACCGAGTCGAGTTCCTTCTCCGTGGCGATCTCGCGGCGGATCTGGCTTTTGATCATGGCCAGATTCTGCGGCTGCGCGCGGCGAATGCGCAGGAGTTTTTTTGAAAGCCGCTTTTGTTCGTCCTCGAGCTTGAGCGATTCATCGAGCAACTGATGAAAGCCAGCCAGTAGAGTTTTCATTCAGTCTGTCCTTTCACGAGCTGGATGAATGATCCCGGTTTGTGGCCGATGTGATACTGCTTGCAAAAGCGGCAGCGATACGCGCCGACGCGCTCTCCTTTGTTTTTGAAAAGCGCGATACTCGCGGCGGTGGCGCGGGTGAGATCGGGAAACTGGACCTTGCCCGTGCAGGATTTTCTACGGATGCGTCGTTTACTGGACATTTCCATTTAAAATTGTCGGAAGGTTCAGCCGCGCTGCTTTTCCTGCTCGTCACCGCCTTTTAAAGCGTTCTGCAAAACGCACCACGGCTCTGCAAACACGCGTGACGGAAAATCCGCACCGTTGACGCGCGAAAAATCGCTGGCGGGCATTTTAAGCGGCTGGCTGGACCTTTGCGCGGATGGCGTCGGTCGCGCCCTTGACGGCCGCAGGCCCGATCGCCTTTTCAATCGCCCCCTGCAGCTCCGCGACATTGAGTTCGCCGAGCAGCTCGGGCATCGAGCTCTGCGCCTGCTTCACCGCGGCGGCGAGCGCGGCGTCGTCGAGCGTGCCGTCATTCGCCTTTGCGATGAGATCGCTGAAAAGCTGGTTGAGCGGCGCGAGCCAGCGCGCCTGGACGCCGAGATCCGCGGCGATCGCGTTTTGCACGAGCTGTGGATCGGCCTCGCCGCTCGAGCTCGTTGCCGGTGCGTCAGCAACCGGTTTCCCGGCCGGTTGCGGCGCTGTGACTTTCGCCGCTGTGTCGGGTTGCTGCGCCGGCGCTGCTTCTTTTTGCGGTAACGAATTTTGTGCGGGTGCGGGTGCGGCGCGGCGCGAGAGCTTGTAGCCGCTTTTTTCGCCGAGCTGCTCGAGATCGATGTCGTAACCGGCCTGCCCGAGCTTCTGCGCGTTGTCCACGTGCGCCTGCGTATCCTCCTCGTCCACCGGCGCAAATTCAAAATAAACCATCGGCTGCTGGTTCGGGAATTTCCGCTGCAGGAACACGCGATCGAAATGCTCCTGCATGATCTCGCTCACCTGCGCGGCCTGCGCGGCGGCGACTTCGTTAAACGTGTCCTGGTGCACCTTCCCCTGGCTGCCGCCGATGCCGGTCGCTTCGTTGAGGACCGTGAGTTTGCCGCTGGTGCCGGCAATCACGATCATCTCATCGAGATATTTCAAGCGATCGGAAAACGGATTGGTCGCGCCCTCGCGGCCGGTGAGCGTGTGGACCTTCGCGCCGTTCGGGATGTAGCCGCGCGTGTCGCTGACGACCTTCTCAGCCATGCTTTGGTATTCGCCCTCTTTTTCCTTCGGCACGTTCGGCGGTCCCTCGATGAAGATCGGTGGGATCCCGTAAGTCTCGAGGAAACCATCCCAATCTTTCTCGTTCGTGTTTTTGCGCAAAAAACAGATCGTGAAAATCTCGTCGGCCGGATCGTCGACGTCGCGGATGACGAAATGCTCCGGGTTGACCGGATTATCCGGCGACAGCCACTGCAGCGCCTCTTCGTTGTAGCACCAGTCGCCATAAAGCCCGTCGCGCACCCAATGCCATTGCGGGACGATGCGCAGCTCGGTCACATCCCACGGATCGGCGCCGGTGCCGGCGTTTTCGCCCGCGTAAATTTTCTCGAGGTGCGCAAAGCCGCGCAGATCGGCGAGCGCGAGAAAGGTGAGCGCCTTGCGCAGGTTCGACACTTTGTCGTAAGCCTCCTTGAGTTCCTTGCTCTGCTTTTTGACGTCGGGATCGTTTTCGTCGTAGCCGGGCATCGGCTTGATCGACCAGTCGAGCCCGGTGAGAGCGTTGCTGAGCCGGCGTTTCACCGCGCGCACGACCGCGTCGCGCTTCTCGATGAAGCGGTAGAGCCACTGCAGGTCGGCATACTGCCCGCGCTCGCCGTAGTGAAAATGCGAGACGAGCCGCGGCGCGCTGAGGCCGATGAGCGGGTTGAGGTTGATCAGGCGCCAAAGCGGCGAACTGGAGGCGAGCTGGTTCATAATCCGATGCAGGTGCGATCGCGACGCGCGACGGTGCGGCTGAAACGCTGCGAGATGCTTTGCACGAAGCGATGGAAGGTGCCGGGATCGCCCTCGTGTGAGCCGGCGCGGACGGCGAGCGCGATCGACCAGAAGCGATCGGCATGGCCTTTCGCGTCGCGGCTCGAGGCGATGCTGACACGGCCGCCGGGAGAAGTGACTTTCTCCGGCTTGCGCAGATCGTCGCGTAAATCGGGATCGGCAAAAATCTCGATCGTCTTGTCCTCGAAACAACCGAGCAGCTCCGTCGCCATGATCTCGGTGACTTTCGCGGTCAATGCCGAGCGGCCCTCGGTGCGGATGCGATCGGTGACCGGTTCCGTGGTCGAGAAATTCACGCCGCCGATTTTATCGCTGCCGAACTCATCCTCGAGCTGCTCGAAAAGGAAAAGGCCCAATCCCGTCATGTCGATTTCCATCCGGCGAAACTTCGGCATCCGGCACAGGACGCGCGCCTGCTCGATCTGTTGCGGCCCGCGCATGTTTTCCATCACCAGCATGCCGATCATCCGGCGCACGGGGCCGACGCGTTCCAGCACCGTGATCACCGACAAATCGCGAAAGCGTGCAATGTCGTAGCCGGCTTCCAAAATTCCGTCCGCGCGGAAAAGCCGCTGGATCGTCGCCATGCTCCATTCGCCATGATCGATCGTGAGCCCGGTGATCCGCTCCGCCGCGCTGATGAGCTCCTGCGTGAGCAGCGGCATGCTTTCATCCTCGAATGTGCACTCGTAGTTTTGATCATACGCGCGTTTGTCGCTCGCCTCCGCGCGCGCTTCATCCGGCGTGACTTCGCGGCCGTCGATCGCGCTGTAGATCTTGATCGCGCCCATTTTCCACGCGTCCGAGCGGCGCACGCGGTAATACGAGATCCGCGCCTCGCTGATGAGCTGGTAAAACATGTTGAGCCGGCCGTTGCCGGTGCTCGCGATGCGGCAGAGGAAATCGGGATTGCTCGAGATGATCGGCTCCGCCGCCTCCCAGATCGCGCGCGAATCCTCGTGATACGCAAACTCGTCGAGGATGAGATCGCCGGAGAAACCGCGGGCGGTGCGCGGGTTGGCGGCGAGGACCTTGATGCGGCCGATCTTCCCGCCGACGTTGATGCGCACCTCGTGGCGCATGTTTTCAAACTTGAAGTCGCCGCTCAGGTCCTCGTATTGCGCGGCGAGCCCGAGCTTCTGCGCGACTTCCTGGGCCTTGAGCGCAAACTCGGCGCCGTTGTCCTTCGAGTTGGAAAGGACCGTGACAAGTCGGCCGGGATATTTGAGCAGCCGGTCGACGGCCCACGCGGCGAGCGTGTAGCTTTTGCCGATCTGGCGCGACCAATGCAGGATCTGCGTCTTGGTTTCGTGGTCCCAAAAAACGCGTTCCTGGTATTGGCGGAATTTGACGAGCGGTTCCTGCGGCAGGTCGTTGTTGACGCCGGGCGTCACTACCACGGCGAGCGAACTCACCATGCAGATCAAAAACCAGCGGCTCCATTCGTGGCCGAGGACCGTCATCCAGGCTAGCGCGAGCTTGAGCGTGATCATCGCGCCTGTTCGAAGTTCTGTGGCCGCTCGCCAAAGAGCCGCTTGCGCACCCGCGCGATTTTTTCGCCCTCGTTGATGGAGTTGTCGCGTGCGATCGCGGCGATCGCGGCGAGCAGCTCCGGATCCTTGAGCACGCGGCGCGCGGCATCGTCTTTGTCGGTGTCGATGCGATGCTCGAGCGCGGCGCGGCCGCGTTCGCTGTCGGTCAATCGCTTCGTGATTTTGCTCAGCGCATTGAGCGCCTCGAGCCCGCCGTCCGCGTGTGTGTTTTTCGCATCCTCAAACTCGATGAGCGTGTCGATGAGCTGTTCGCCGACGAGCGCCTCCGCGGCATCGCCGAGCGCCTTGCCGCTCCCGGCCTTCTTCAGCTCGCGCACCTGGTCGGCCAGTTCAGAGGCTTTGCTGATGCGCTGCAGGTGCCGTGAAAAGGTGGTGTCGCGAAAACTTTTCGCGCCCATCAGCGAAACGGCGATGCCGTATTGCGCCGCGAGCGCCTGCACTTTCGCGAGTGTTAAACGCGGCGTTTTCCAGCACTTGTCGAGAAACTCGGTGAGCTGCTCGCTGCTGAGTTCCAGGGCGATTTTGTTTTGATCGGCCATGTCACAAAAGACCGCGTCGCTCGAGCTCGTGATCGCCCGCGGCCGTGGTGCCGTAGCGGCGCAATGCCGGCGTCAGGCTCGCGCCGGCGATCGGCTGGATGAGGCCCGCGCTCACCAGGTGGCGCAGCTCGCGCTCGAGTTGTTCCTGGTCGACAACGTAGCCGGCGATTTGAAGCCCGCGCAAAATCGTCTCGATCGTAATCCCGCGAGATGACGCGGCGCGGCATTGCATCAGGATTTTTTCGCGGAGGAGTTCGAGCGTTTCGGCGTTCATGGCAATTTGCGTCCTGCGCGTTCAATGAGGCGGTCGAGTTTTGCATCGATCTGGTCGAGTTTATGCGCGTTCGTTTTTCCATCGGCCTCAACCGCGGCGAGCTTGATCTCCGCAGTTTTGAGTTGTCCGTGCAGGGTGCCGACCGCCTGCGAATTTTTCTTCGCCGATTCGAGGAAGCCGGTGTCCATGCGGCTGCTCAACGTGGTGATCTGCGTGCTCAAGCCCTGCGAGCGTTCCTCGAGCGCGGCGAGTGCCTGGTCGCGATGGTCCGCCGAGCTCTGGATCGCCTGCAGCTCGTTGCGCAATTTGTGATGCGCGTCGTGCACGTAGTCCTCAAAATCCTTGAAATCCGGCTGCTTCACGTATTCGACTTCCGCGCGCACAACCAGCGGTTGCGGCGGTCCGTCCGACTTGGCTTTCGAGGCGAGTTTTTTGAGTTCATCCATTGTCGGCAGTGGTGTTTCGCGGAGTTTTTTAATCCCGACCATCAGCCCGACGATGGAAGCGGCGAACGCAACCACGGCCGCGGCAATGATCGCCAAATCCCTGAGCAAACTTGCGTCGGTGTTTTCAAATCCAGTTCCGAGAAAAATCATGCGTGGACGATGTATAAAATTCCGTTGGCGATGCCTCCGGTGCGCGCGTCGGGATTGATGCCGAGCGCCTTTGCCAGCGCGATCGAGCCTTCGCCGATTTGATCCGCCGGCCCGACGTCGCCGTAGATTGCGTGCGAGAATTTTTTGTTGCGCAGGTTGACGACGCTCACGTCGCAACCGAGCTGCGGTTTGCAGGGATAACCGCGCGGCAGCACGATGTAGGGAATCTGCTCGCTGTCGACGTAGCGGCGCGGGTCCTCCTCGTTGAACTGGCGATACTCGAGCGCGGTCTGCGAGACGTAAAAGCCCGGCGCCGGATCGCCCGCACGCTGCACATACGGCTCGCCCTCGTGGTCGCATGCGAGGCCCCACCATTGCCCCGGCTTGCCGGCGTTTGTGAGATCGTCGAGGCCGGAGACGTTGTCGGGATGATACGCGTGCGGCGAGCCATCGGCATCGATGCGCATGCCGGCGATGAAAATCGTCGCGCCGGTGCTGCGCTCCTGCCGGATCACCACGTCGCCGATCTGCGCGATGCCGATCATTTCCTTTTCCTCCGGTGCTTGTAGCGCACGCTCAATTTGTCCGCCGCTTCCTGCCACGTCTCGCCGTGGTAGGGCGTCTGCGTCGCACCGTCGATGTAGATGCAGCAGCGCTTGGGCGCGGCGGGATCGAGCTTCACGACGCGTGTTTTACACGGTTTGCCGGTGAGTTCCTGGGCGTGGCGTTTGGCGGCGTCCTGTCTCATTCCGTTCCGTGGTTGCTGAACTCGAAACGCCGGCGCGGTGTCGGGCGAAAAAACGGCGCGATGATCACCGCGGCGGAAGTAAAAATGGCAATGATGACGATGAAGATTTTCATTTTACGAAATGCGGCAGCACCACGGTCTTGGCGTCGCGCAGCCGCGTGACATCCACGCTCGCGCCGAGCTCGCTGCCATCGGTCATCTTCCACGCGGCGCCGATCTTCACGTCGTAGCCGGCACAGCCGGCGAAGAGCAGCGCGCAGAGTGGAATAAGCCGGAGCATCGCGTCGGCGGTGTGTGGGCGGCTGCGCTACTGCGCGGCCGGTGGTGCGCTGCCGCCGAGTGAGGCGAGGATCTGAGCGGCGCCGTCGAGAATCTTCACGGTTTGCGCGGAGTTCTGGCGTCCGGTCACGAGCGGGAGCACCACGCCGGCGACTTGCGGGAGCTGCGTTGTCGCCTGCAGGATGTTCGTCGGCACCGGCTCGGAGCCATACGCATTCGCGACGGCCGCGACGGCGTAAAGGTCGTCGGAAATCTTTTTGTTGCTGACAAACGGCGCGGCGACTTGCGCGGCGGTCGCGATCGTTTTCTCCGCGGTCTGGATTTGCGATTGATGCTGCTGCATCCATGCGCAGCCGGTGACGGCGGAGACGGCGAGCAGAATGAGGGTGAGTGCGGCGTGTTTTGTTTTCATGATTTTTGTTTTACGGCGTGTTGATTGCGTTTTTTGCGACTCCCGCGCGCAGCGCCGCTCCTCCCGCCGAGGCAAGGATGCCGTCGATCGCGATGTTGTGCGGCCAGAGGCCGATGCCGACCCCGCCGAAGTAAACAAACGCGATGGCCATCACGATGTAGGTTTTTTTGCCCTGGAGATAAGCGACGATGTTCATGGTGAATCGGTTGAAAGCCGCACCTTGCCGCGCCTCCGCAAAAGCATCCAGACCACCAACCACACCAACCGTCACCGTCTACGGTTTTTGATTTCTTAGCCGACGAGGGAGTGCAACACGCGCCGCAACGCCACACCGTAGCGGATCATCGCCTTGCCCTGGCTGATCGCGGCGTCGGACGCCTGCTGCATCACGCCGATTTCCTCGCGCTCGATCTGCGAGGTGAGCTTGAAGCCGCGCTGCCCGCGCACCACTTCCGCGCCGAGCTGCTCCGCGACCTTGCGCACGATCCGCTCGCTCCACCCTGTCTGCGCGCAGAGTTCCTTGCGTGTCAACCAGCCATGCTTCGCGAGCAATCCGCGAAAGAGCTCGAGCTGCGCCGGCTCCGTGCGGATGAAATCGAGATCGAGTTGATCGCTCATGCGCGCGATCGCTTCCGCGCGAGATAGGCGCGTTGTTTGATCCGGTTGCGCTCCGCGCGGCACCAAGCGACGGCGCTCTCGATGCTTTGCGGCTTGACCCGGCGCGTGGCGGCGAGCCCGTCGTCGCTCACATCGAAAAAACGCGCGAGCAGGCGCTTTGTATTCGGGCGCAGCTCGTCGTAGTTCATGTCAACATCAACGGCGCGGCGCTCGCGCCATTGTTTAACGGCTGGTTGATGCGCGTCTCGCGGCCGCGATCGTAGCCGTGCATCAGCGCGGTTCTGTTCAGGCGTGGCGTCGGCAGAGATCGCTCCTCTTTGCTGCCTCCAAGACGTTCATGAAAGTAGCGTTCGCGCGCGGCTTCCTCCGCCACGACGATTGCCGTCTTCGCGTCATCGAGAACGATCTCTTCCGAAACGGTTTTGAGTTGCTGAATGATTCCGTAGATGAATCCCTCGATGAAATTTTCGCGCTTGCCGGTGCTCATTTTCCGACGCGCGTTGCGCTCGCTGATTTCAAAACCGCGCAACTCCCGTTTGCCGGTGCGCACAATGAAGTCGAAGGCGTAACGCGCAATCATGACATCGGTGGGGCGACCAATGAAAACAATGCGCGAAATGGACCATCCGACCTTCACGCGGAAGAATCCCTCCACCACATTCATTGCGCGGTAATGTAGGTAGCCCGCGCGTTTTTCAAAGCGGAACCATTCGTGCGCGAGCTTCTCGCTTTCCTCATCGAGATCGAGGCTCTCGACGTCGATGCGATATTTTTGCGCGAGCCGGAATGCGCGCTCGAGCGCGAGCTCCGCTTCGTGCCGGTTCGACGATTTGCCGAGCCGCAAAAGCTTTTTGATTTTCTCCGCGATGTCCGCCGGCGCCTGTTCCGATGCCGGCTGCGCGTTGAAGTCGAACTCGGGTTGCGTGCTCATCACTCCACTCCATGCAGCGCCTCTTCGTGGATCGCATCGAGCACGACGTCGTGCTCGCCGCTGAGTCCGCTCGGGTGCGTTTCCTCCGCCGGCTCGCGGAGATTGATGTCGATAAACTCGTGCGGAGTCCGGACATTTCCGGTGTGTAACGGATCGCCGCAATGCGGACATTCGCAGATCGGATCGGCCTCTTCGCGTGACTCGTAAAAATGCACATCGAAGTGATGTCCGTTGAAATTGGAATAACCGGTGAAGATCTCCGCGCCGCACGTGTGAAAATTGCGGAGCCGCACGCCGGTGTCGTCCACCGGCCTTGCCTCAGTGCTCGCGACGCGGCAGCGGAAATCGGGTTTGCTCGAGATGATCGGCTGCGCCGCTTCCATGACGTCGTTGCTCAGATCCTCGAATTTCGGATCCCACGGCAGCGGCTTGCCGCACCTGCAGCAATCTTCCTGGTGCGTTCCAGGGAATGGCTCGCCGATGGGCCGCCGGCGTCGGTATTGGACCTCACAGCATTTCAGAACTTCAACGACGAGTTTCATGATATTGTTCGATCTGCTCCAGTTCGTGCCGGCGCGCTGATTCTTCACCGCAGTCATACCCGCCCTCGAAAGCCTTCACATTCGCGCCGCCGATCCAGCGGTTTTGTGCATCGTAAAAGTCGAGCCAATCGCCATTACGTTTTGAACTTACTCCCGTTGGTTTTGTGGTTTCGCAGCCGGAAAGTGTGAGCCAGCTCACGCAGCCAACGGCGCAAAACGCGATTCGCATGGAAAGCTTCATGTGTAAAACAAATGCTCCATTTTGGGGTTGAGCCGGATGAGTCTCAAAAGCCGCGCCTGCCGCGCCTCGATGCGATGAATTATTTCGCGCGCTTCCTTTTTCTCGCGCCACGTGGCCTGCGGCGGGATTGCTGTGCGGCGGCGTTTCATGCGCCTCCCAATCCCGGCAGCGACGGGAGCTGCGCCTCGTTGCGCGCTTGCATCAGTTTTATCCGCGCCTGCAATTTGAGATCGGCGCGATCGCCCCAGATGACGCTCGTCATGTCCTCCGCGATTTGTTCCATGCGCGCCGCCGGCACGCCGATCGGCAGCGTGACGCTGATCTCGATGCCCTCGATGCTGTCGGCAAAACGGACGGTGAAGCTGGCGACTTCGTTGCTCATCCCGCGACTCCGGTTTCCGGCAAGGCGAGCCCGAGCGTTTCGCACGCACGCGCAAACGTCTCGGGATAGCCTTCGGTTTCGTAGAGCGCCTGGCGCGTTCCCGGCGGCAGCCGGAAATAATGCGCGCGGCAGAGTGATTGCCGGGCTTTCTTTGCGGACCCACAGACACAGGTTGTGCCGGCGAGATTTTTGTAAATGGCGTGGCGTTGCTCGTTGCTCATGTTTTCGGTTTCGTTCAAAACGGTTCCTCCGCTGTTTGTTTAACGTTTCTTTTTGCGTGAATCTTGAGCGCGCGGAGCACGGTGATGAGCTGCGCGGGATTGAGCGACTCGAGTAGCGGCGTGTCGTCGCGGCGCAATGCCTGGCGCGCGATGCCCCGCGCGTAATCCTCGCTGAAATCGGCGGCATGGCAGACTTCCTTGATCGCGTGGATCACGCGACGCTCGCTGTCGTCAAAAGTCTTGAAGCGCCAGTAAAACCCGGTGTCGGCGAGTTCCTCGAAATGCGCCATCACCGGGATGAAATCGCGCTTGCGATCGCACATCGTCGTCGAGTCCTTCCCGACTGCTTTCATCAACTGCTCCCGGTGCCAGGCGTTAAAAAGTTCCGTGTAAACCGCGCGGTCTTTCTTCGGCCCCATCTCGATTCCGTTCGCCTCGCAATGCTTCGTCCAGGCGACATGCTCGAGTTTCCGGAAATTGACTTGCTGCCGTTCTGAGAAGCTCATTTTGTTTTCCTCGCGCGCAGCGCAATCAGCTCCTGCACCTGCGGGTTTTGAAATTGATCCTCCGTGAGCCGATCGCCGCGATGCGCGTGGATCGCATTTGCGAGCGACTCCGGCAGCCAGAGCGCCGTGTTATCCGGTCGCAAGGTGTAAACGAGCAGCTCGTTCATGCGCGCCTCCGGTAGCTGGTGGCGTTGTCAAAATCCGTGTAGCTCGGGATCAGCGCATCGAGCGGCGCGACGATGTTGCCGATACGCGCCGCGGCCTCGGGATTGCTCTGCTTGAATTTTTCCTGCGCGAGACGCAGCGTGAGGAACGCCGTGCAAAGATGCCCGTGCGCGATGCGGATCTCCGAGAGCTCGGCGCGGTTCATGGACGCAGCTCCTTTTTAAATTTGCCGAGCAACACGCGGCCGCGTTCGCGCAGCGCGTCGTCACCAGGCGACGGTTGTGGCGCCGGCGCGGACGGTTTCACCGGCTCGCAGATCGGGCGGCGTTTCAGCTTCGCGAGCGCGAGCCGCTCCTCGAAGGTATCGACGCCATTTTTGAAAAACGTGCTGAACTGCAGCGAGAGATTGGAAAAGCCGGAGCCGCGCGGGATCTGCCGCTTGATCCACATCACCACGAGCTCGAGGTCCGCCTCCGTAAACCCGCGCGAGATGAAGTCGCTCCAAATCTGCATCCGCAACGCGGAGAGCGTGAGTTTTTCCACGCCCGTCAGCTCGCAGAATTTTTTGTGGATGGTTTCGATCATGCTTCGGTGCAGTGAAAAGCGGGCACCTTTTCCGTCATGCCACTGGATAATGGTCTCTCGTAAAAACTGGGAAGGATGCTGAATCGATTGTTTAACTCGGCGACAACCGCACGGTAATGCTCGTCGCGGGTCTTGCTCGGAGGCAGCGCAGCCAGGCGCGCCTTTTCCGCACGCAGCTCGGCTTGCGATTTCAGGCAGAGGTTTTTCATGGCCGGTGCATTCCGTATGGCAGCGCGTTTCTGCGCCGGCGTTTCTCGCGCTCGTAGCGGCCGCGGGCAAACCAGCCGGAGAGCGAGAGCCCGCCCGCGAGCACCAGCACGAGCGTCATCTCAGGCCATGTTTCCGGTTTGAGATCGGCGAGGATGTTCATCGCCGTCCTCCGAAAAAAACGCCCATGAACGCGAGGCCGATGATCCAGCCGGCGAAGATCAGCGTCCATTTCAGCCACTCCGGCAACGCGTCGAGAAACGAGCTTTCAGACGCGGTGCGGTGTGCGAGTAATGCGAGTGCGCTCATGCCGCCACCTCCGGAAAAAACGCGATGTGAAAATAGGAGAGGTCGATCCAGTCGATCTGGTCGACGAGCTTTCGCGGGACGACGCGGGCGCCGCGGATGAGGCGGGCGATCCGGTGCGCAGCGCGATATGAGGCGCGATCGTGAAACAGGATCGTCATGCAGTAATCGTCGTGCGTTCCGTTTTGATAATGCTCCACGCTCGCCGTCGTCACCTGCGCGATCGGCACCAGGCCGCGCGGGTGGAATCGCGACGGGAGAAATTCAAAACAGAATCCCTGGCACCAAAAAACATGCGGATCCTCGTAATTGATTTCCTCGCCGCAGGGTATGTTCATGAACGGCTCGCGCAGGTCACGTTCGTGGTGCGGCGTGTAGGTGAGGAGTAAGGCGCTCATGCCATCACCTCGTGTTTGTCACCTGTTAACAGCGCCTCGGCCTGGCCTTCGCGATCGGGATCGAGAAAGAAGGTTTCCGATTGCACGATCTGCACGCCAAAGCGGGCGAGCAGCCGCGGGTGGAAGCGCGCCTTGATCATCGCTTCCTTGTCGGCCTCGATTTTCACGCGCAGGAACAAACGGCGAACGCTCTTGCGCATATCGCGCAGCCGCGCGACGACGTCGGCCCAAGTGCGGCCTTTCATCGGTTTCGCGGCGTGATTGCCTAACCGCCAGCCGATGGTGTGACCGTCAAACTTGAGTGATTGCGCCTTTCCAAATTCCTTCTCCCGGTGGACCTCGCTCCACTGCTCGAGCAGGGCGAGGTTTTTCTCGATCTCCACCGTGATAGTGTTGATGCCGGCGTTGGCGCGTTCCTGCACGCGCTTAACCACGCGATCGCGCCGGACGATTTTCGCTTCCAGGTCGAGTTGCAGCTTCACGGTCTCGCGCACCAGCCGCTCGACTTCGGCGCGGGTCTTGATCGCGCTGGTGGTCACTTTTACGCGCTTCATTTAAGCGCTCCTTTCCGTGCTTCGCGGGCGAAGTGGCGATATGCCAGCTCCGCAAATTCCCGCGCCGAGCTCTCCATGATGGAGCGCGTGGTGATCCGCTTTTTTAGTTTGCCGTGGCGAATGAGCGCCTGCCAGTAACGCGAGCCGCGGCGCTTGAAAATCTTGATGGTGAGCACGCTCGCCTTGCGTTTGCCCCCCCCCCGATTTTTCGTGGTGATTGCGCTCATCGTGCGACCTCGCTTTCCGTGCGGTCCATGATTTCGTGAATGCCGGCCGTGACGCCGGCGGCGAATGGATCCTCGTCGTGCGCCAGCGAATGCAGGCGTGGGCCGATGCTTTCGGCGAGCATGCCTTCCGTCACCTCGACGGCCTGGTTCACGTCGGCGCGGTCCTGCTCGCTCAGCTCGATGCCCTCGATCCGGCGGTCAATGTCCTCGAGCCGCTCAAAACAAAGCGCGATCAGGCGGACTGTGCGCGTGCGCTCGGTGATGAGCGCGAGGCATTTTTCGCGATTGGTTTCCGTGTTCATCGTGTCACCTCCACGGCTTCGCCGTTGAAAACGATGTCCGGCTTGAATGTGTCGCCGAAGAGCTGCAGGTCGTCCGGGCGATATCGCTCGTGCAGCACGCGGCTCTCTGCTTCCGCGGCGCTCTGCGCCTCGATCTCTACGGACGCGAAGACATAGATTCCGACGTTGACTTTGAATTTGCGGCTCATCGTGCGTCTCCCTTCGGTGCGCGCATCATTTGCTCGACGGCAATGCACGCGCTCTCGACCTCGCCATATTCCTTTGGCGATTCATCGACAAGGCGATCGAGCACGCGCCCGATGAGGTCGTAGCGCCCGAAATTATTCGCGTGCCGCGCGATGATGCGGCAGCTCTCCTCGGACGTGCCGTTGAGGTTCACCTTGCGCATCTCGACGAACTTCAGCACGTCGCCCGGATGAATGAGCGTGAGCTCCTCGACATGATCGATGCGCCGCACGACCGCGAGCGACTCGATCCACGCGGCGTTTTGCACGCGATTCCAGAGCTGCGGAATCGCGGTGATGAGCACGATCGTAGGAGTGTGGTTAAGGATCAGCTTGATCAGCGAAAGCGAGCACTTGCCGAAGTATTCGCCCTCGTCAAAAGCCAGGATGCCTTTGCGCTTGTTTAACTCCGTAATCAACGCCTGCTCCGCCTCGCGGCTGTTGCGCGGCGGGCGCCCGTCGTATTTCGCGCCGACTTTCAGGCAGGTATCGAGGATCGCGGCGAAGTAGCTGTCGCGCCAGCTCTCGCGGCATTCGACGATCGTGCCGCCTTCGCGCGCGATCGCCTCGCGACAGAGCGCGGTTTTGCCGCCGCCGTTCGGTGCTAGATACATCAGCCCGCGGTTCTGTGTCTCGCCCTCGAGGAGGATTTTGATCCGGTTGAAGATCGTCTCGAAATGCGTGAACTCGATGAACCGCGTGCCGGCGCGGATTTTTGAAGCGAGCACCTTCCGCTCCTTGATCCGGCGCAGCATCGCCTCGCACGCGACAAGGACTTCCGCCATGTCGCCGGGGTAAAAATGCTTGCCGTAGTTCGGGCTCTTCGGGTCGGCATTGATCCAGCGCCGCACGCGGCCCCAGACGTTGTCGCTGTAGGCGAAATTATATTCGCGGCAGAATTTCGCGTCGCTCATGTCGCCCTGCTCGGCGATCAGATCGGCGATCACCTGTGGCATCGGCATCAGCTCCGGCGGCGGCGCGGTTTCAGTTGTGTTTTTTTCAGTCATGTGTTTTTGGTGTGGGTTGTCAGTTAGTTGTGTTTAAGCCCATCCGGCGTCTTCAGCGCCGGATGGGCTTTTTCCGCTTTTGGTGGAAAGTTTTTTGAGCTGCTTTGCGCTCAGTTCGCGTGCGGCCTGCGAGCCGCTGATCTCGCGGCGCTTCACGGTCTGCCGCTTCGCGCCGGCGATCGCGGTGTTCACCGCGGCGGCAGTCGGGCCGGCCTCGATCGCGTTGACCGGTGCGACCTCGATCGCGTTGTCGCGGGCGAGCACTTCGAGGTTGTGCTCGATGTCCGCCTCGCGCAGTTCGCGCTCGAGCGGCTGCCGGCGATTCACGCGCGCGAGCGCATCGTTTAACATGCGCTGCTTCTGCTCGATCGCGGCGCTGCCGGCCGCGCGATCTTTGCGGCTGATGCCGTGTGTGCGCCAGAGCTGCCCGATGTAACGGCCTTTGCCGTCCGTCAAAAAAATGCACTGCTGCGCGGCGTCGGTGTAGCCGTCGCGCGGATCCGCGGCGAGCGCTGCGCCGTCGAAATAGGCGAGGTATTTCTCGCGCTGCTCGAGCTGCGCGAGTGTCTCGCGGTTTGCCGGCGTATAGGGCGAGAAAAGGTAATCCTTCCCCTCGTGCCTGAATTTGATTTCGCCATTTTCAAAACGGGCAAGCGCCTGCTCCTCGAGCAGCACCGGCACGGCCGTCGCGTGGAGCTGGTAAAAGCGGACGCCGGCGCGCAACCGGTTCCAGCGCTCGATCGGTTGTTCCCTCCGCTTGTTTGTCAAAACATGTTCGCGCACGGCCGGCGGCACCGCGAGCAGCTCGGCGTAGGGACGCCATTGCTCGTGCGGGGTGAGGCGCCACTCGAGCACGTCCTCAAAATCCTTGATCCGGTGATCGGTGCGGCTGTTTAAACGCGCGAAGATTTCCGCCACGGCCGCGGATGCCTGCTCGAGGTTGAAATACGGCATCCGAAATTCGCGGGCGAGATTCGCCGGCAGCCGGCGTTGTGCCTCGACGAGCGCGCGGAGCTCGATAGAGCGTCCGTGCGCTTCCTGTGGCGCGACGTCGTAACGCCGGCCGGTTTGTCCAGGCAGCGTCGCGGCCTCGTTGTGGACGCTGTTAAAAAATGTTTCGACCCATGATTTGCCGCGGCTGTTGCCGATTGCGCGGTCCTTGAAACCGCCCTCGTAAACCGTGCCGCGCAGCATGCTCGTGTGCGCGATTTTTACGTGTCCATCGGTTTGCTCGAAAACCGCCTGCGCAAAGTTCTCGCCCACTGTCGCCGTTCCGTTTTCGAGCAAAAACGTCATGCCATATTCCGGATAGCCGTAGGTGAGAAGGTAGCGGACGATCAGCGCCTTCATGTCGCGCAGCTTGATGCGATCGACCGAGCCATCAGGCCGCGGGAGCGACGGGCGCAACCCGAAGCCGACGCCGAGCTCGCAGCCGATCTCGAGCGCGACCAGGCCGACGACGTCGACGGGGCGATTCACGCCGTCGCAATGGACCTGGAAATCGAGCTTCACGTCATCGATCGTCACAAACTCGCCGGCGCGCAGGTCGCGGCGCGTGCCCGGAATCGCCGGTAATTTCGCAAGGCCGGCGGCGATGCCCTGCCGCGCGAGGTCGAGATCGACGCCGGCGGTGCGTTTGCGCACGTAGCGCATGATGTTTTCATACGTCCAGCCGCGCGGGAGATCGGGCGGGCAGATCGCCGGCACCGGTTGTGTCGGGTAGGTGCGCTGAAACCATTCCTGCCATGTGCCGTAGCCGGGCACCGGCTTGCCGGCGCGCCAGTGCTCGCGGATCATCGTGCGCACGGCCGGCTTGCATTTGCGCTTGTTGCCCTGGCAAAGGCCGATCACGAAATCGAGGAACTCATCGTCGAGGCTGGTGCGTTCCTCCGGCGCCTTCGCGAGATCCACCAGCGCGGACCAGTGCCGGCCGGCGCGCAGCCATTTGTAATACTTCCGGTAAAGGCTGTCCGCCGAGCAACCGCGCCGGCCGTGCAGCGACGCTGCAATCTCCGTGCAGGCCGGTTTCACCTTTCGTGCAGAGGCGATGAAGATCATCGCGCGCTCGAGCAGGTCGACCTCGATCTTCACCGCGTCCGGCAGCCGCGCGCGCTTGAGGCGGTCGGCATCGGTTCGGGCGACGGGTGAGCTTTCGAGGATGGCAAGTGCCTGCATCGGTTAGCGTCCTTTCAGCGACTCGCGGATTTCGTTGGTGACGGTGACGAGCTCGTCGAGCAGGTCCTGCCGATCGCGCTTCGGCAGCTTGGTCCAGATCTTCGCCTGGATGAGATGAATGCGGACCTGCGCCTTGATGTCGGTAACGACACGCACGATGTCTTCGAACTCGAGCTGCGCCTCTTTTTCGGGATCAACCGGATGCCGGTCGTGAAATTGCTCGTGGTTTGGCTTTTCGCGAACGATGCCGCAATCCACGTAGATTTGATAAAGGCCGCGGTTGCCGACCCATCGCGCGATTTCTTTCGCAATCACGCAATTTAGGACGGCGACGGTTGGGATTTTTGGATCCTGGTCTCCTCCCTTGAGGAAGCCGGATTTAACGATGTCGTGTTCCTTTATTTTGGTTGCGATCAGGAAAGCGGTCGCAACGCTCATGTAGCGCTGAATTGAGCGAATCGCACCGTCTCGCGACTCGGCCTCGATGCCTGAGTGAACAACGTCACTGCGAAGCCAATCCAAAAACTTGCCGTGCGGTAGTGAGTCGCGCGCGATCAGGCAGAAAAAACCACAACGGAGGGACTCGTAAACACGCCAGCGCTTGTGCCTTTGCGCGGCGTTAAATGACGAGTGGATATGTTGAACAATGTTGTCAAATACGACAGTGCTGTCGTTTTTGGGAAATTTGATGACGCGGGGTTTTTTCATGATTCCAGAAGTTGCTGCGCGAGTTGCCGGCGCATGGCGGGTGAGAGTGTTTTCGCGAGATCGGCGAGGCGGCGCGCGAAATCGGCCGGCTCATAGCTGGCGGTTTCAAGGTGGTAGAGCACTACCGAGCGACGTGTGACCCGCAGGAACGTCCGTTCCTTGCTCCCCTGCCGGTGGCTCTCGAGTTTCCCCTCGATCACGAGGTCGTAAACGAAGTCCTTCGAGCGATCAAGCGATGCGCTCACTTCCTCCGGTCGCATCAGTTCCTTCCGTGTCGGGACGAGAAAGTCGAAGTCGGCCTGCTCGGTGCGCGCAGTGATCATTCTTTTACCTCCCAGAGTTTGCGCTGCGCGGAGGCGATGAGCTCGAGCTGCGCGTCACCGGTGGAAATTTGGATATAGGCGCCGCGAACTGCCTCCAGTGCCTCATGCTCGCCGCCGATCAGTAGTGCGCCACGGAGCATGCCGACCGCTTCACGCAAAGGCAGCGCGCGGGCCCGCTCGATCAATTCGGCGACGAAAAGTGCCTGGCATTCCGCTTCGCTCATCATACGCCTGCCGCCTCCAGCTTTTTTGCGACGCCGGGGCACTTACCCTTGATCGTAAGTCGAATTGCCTCGTCGCTGACGCCGAGCTCACGGGTGCATTGAGCGATACTGCCGTATCGCAGAATGATTTTTGCCTTGCGTTCGCGCCATGTTTGGGTTTTTGATTTCGCCATGTTTGGAATTTGGCAACTGCCAATCTTGGATGAAGTAAACCAAATTTGGAAAACCACGCAAGCCAAATTTGGAACTTTTTTTGAGGAGCTATTTTGACGGCAAAAGAGCTCATCGACGGCGTGCTCCTTGCACAGGGATTTTCCCTCGATCAGCTCGGTGAGAGGATTGGCTACGAGGTGCGGACGCTCAAGCGGGTGCAGAGCGGGGAAGTTCCATTGAGTGAAAAACTGAGGCGGCGGCTGGAAAATTTGGCAAACGAGAGTTCCATGTTTGGAAAAGTCGGCGATCTGCGCGAGGCGCTGGAAAAAATGATCGGCGAGGCCGGGATCACTCCGGAGGAAGCTGCGGCACGTGCAAAAATTCCCTGGGCTGAGATGCAGGATGTTCTCGCCGGCAAAAAACCGGTTGAGCGGCGGGTGCTTTACCGCGTGCAACGCAGCCTGGCAAACACGTCGGACATATTACAACCTGCGGCACCGAGAGTGTTCGATGCAATCCGTTACGATGAGAAGAGAGAGAACCGTGTGCGTCATATCCCGCTGCTCGGTTGGGCGCAGGCCGGGCACGTGATCGATTTTGAAGAGGTTCGGGATTGGGAGAATTTCGTGACGACCGAGATCGACGATCCGAAGGCGATCGCGGTTTGCATCCGCGGCGATTCGATGAGCCCGCGGTTTAACGAGGGAGATATTGCCGTCCTGAGCTGCAGCTCGAAGCCGGTGAACGAAAAATTCGTGATCGCCAGGCTAAAAGACGAGGGCGTCGTGTTCAAAAAATTTCAAATCGTCGATCCTGATAAGCGGCTGTTTCGCCTGATCAGTCTCAACCCGCTCTATGCGCCGATCGAGCGCCGCGAAGAGCAGTTCCTGTGGATCTATCCGGTCCGGCAGGTCATTCAGCAAC